TCGTTGGTCAAAAAGCTGCACCCTGACGACAATATGAGCAGTGTTGCGAGTATTAATGGTGTGAGTTTTTTCATGTTGCCTCGTTAAAATTTTTGCTCAAAAATTGGTTGAGTGTAGTTTCGAATCAAGCATCAATGCACAATCATTAGCGGGTCAGGATCTGCCCCTGTGCGGTAAACGCACCCTGTGGTTAACCCACCGGCAATAGCCGCAACGTTATTGGCATATATTGGCACAGTGACAATCGGGAAGAGCGGCCCGCGAATCACCGTCTGTGTAACAGAGTCATTGCCGATTTTTACCTGATTGCTGGCAGACACCACTGCGCCGTCACCGATGGCCGTTGAATTTTCCACGGTACCAAGGCTTGTGTTTGCCGCCTGGCCAATAAACGTGTTCCCTGCACCGGTAGTTGCTGCGATGCCTGCCCTGTAACCAAGCGCAGTGTTATTCGCACCAGTGGCTGCATAAAGAGCTTGGTATCCGACAGATGTATTCTGCGAAGAACTAACGAGTGTGTTGAGCGCGTAGCCCCCAAAGGCTACGTTGTAACTACCAGTTGTGAGGTTATAGAGTGATTGGAACCCTGAGCAGGTATTCCTTTGCCCAGATGTTGCGGAAAACAACGCCTTGTAGCCGAGAGCACTGTTTTCGGATGTAGTCAGTTTGTTTCCCGCAGCATACCCAACCAAAGCATTGCTTCCTCCCGTGAGATTCAATTCTCCGGTTTTCTCCCCCAGGCATACGTTACCTGATCCTGTTGTATTCAGATGCCCGGTAAAATAACCTACAAATGTGTTGTTGTTTGCAGTGTTTGCCTTCCCTGCCTCGAATCCGATGATGGTATTTTCCACTGCCCCGCCATTAGCGAATCCAGCGTATTTACCTACAAACACATTATTCCCGCCAGTCGTGACGCCATATCCTGCCTCGAATCCGACGCAGACATTTCCGGATGCCGATGTGTTCAGTTCTCCAATTCCGTACCCGAGCCAAACATTATCACTGCCTGTACTCAATGCCTGTCCACAAGTGCCCCCAAACACCGAATTTCGATCACCAGAACCTTGCAGCGCACTGGTCCCGACGACAGTATTGTAATTACCGCCTGTGTCAGTTAATCCGCAATCGCAACCGACATAAACGTTAAAATATCCGGTAGTTTGGACCTGTCCTGCACCAACGCCAATGTAGGTATTATGGTATCCTGATGTATTTTCGTGTCCCGCCCACCACCCTATAAACGTGTTTTGATCGCCGTTAGAATTAACCTTGCCCGCCTCGAATCCAGCAAATGTATTTCCGTTACCTGATGTACAGGCTAGTCCAGCACCTATTCCGACGAACGTATTATATAGTCCGTTGTAAGATCCATCAGATTCAAACGCTAAAGGGTCTACGGGATTTGGAGGCTCACGGGTTAAATTCCTACCACCGTCTCCATATGCCAATGATCCTGTGTAGGTGGTCTGGTCGGGGATATAAACCTTATCATAAATTTCGGTGAACATATCATTGAGCATGGTTTTGATTACGGACCAGACCACCCCGATGCCACCAGTAATAGTTTGCTTTGCCATTATACAATTACCTCCAAGATATCGAGCATTTCTAGGTCATCAATCATTTCGGTTTCTTCGAGCAGGCAGGCTTCATGGAAAAACTTGTAGGCTTTTAATCCCACGGACAGCGGTGTGCCTATTGCGTAGAGAGCATACGAATCCCTGCTCACACTGCCCACTAACCCACTGGTATTAAGGAGAGGACTGGCAGCAATGTTGGTGGCTATCGTTGCGTCATCTCTGCGGACCTCACCATCGAAGAAGATATCGGCAAGGGTGGGGATAACCTGATCGCGAGTGATCAATAAGCCGATAGAATCAACCAGCCCATTTTTCAGCAGCCATGCGCCGCGGAGGTTGGCTCGGGGAAGTAAATTATGCTTCGCAGCGTACCCTCTGGCACTCATGCCGGGGATACCAGCGGAATAATTTTCCCCTTTGCGCTGTTCGTCGTGTTTCCGGTCGGCACCAGTTTCAGCCCGCCAGCAAATGGAACAGGCGGCTCTATACTCAACCTTCCTGAAGTGGTGAGCGGCGCAGCGGTCGCAGCGATCTGGATGCCACTTATGGTTTGCACGGCCAGGGAAAGCGCGTCGAATGGTGTATCCGGGTCAGCTTCAATATCAACCCCGCAAAGCCAGCCAGAAATATCCGGGATCGTCGCAACCGGAATGGTTGCAGCTGCGGCATCGGCGGTGAATTCCTTTTCAAGGCCGTGCATCGGCACATATGCGCCGTTCAGCAATCCTTTCCTGTAAGTAAGTTCACTCCATGAACCAGGCATAGTCAAACTCCTTTTTGTAATTCAAATTACTTTATCGTAATTCACTGAGATTGGCAACAATCAAGGGAACTCTCTCCTCATAATTCTGTCATACTCGCCCTGATCGACCAGACCAATTGCCAACAGGTAATCCATCCCCTGTTTCGGCCCGCCTATCGCGTCGTCAAAATCAATCACATCGGCTGAGTTAAGCAGGTCGAGAAAGTCAAATATGATTGGATCGGTGTCTGCCGCTGCCCTGATTGCCAGCCTCAACTCTGTGCCTATCAGCCGTTTAAAGGCGTAGGGGGAGAGTTTGGTGGGACCGACAGGCGCTGGTGGAACGTATTCAGGAAGTTCCAAATCACCCGAATAATCAGCAACGATAATCTCACCAATTATTTCGGTATTGGCGAAAAGTGAAATATCATCAGGGTAGACAATTAAACTCTCGTTTTTCACGAGTGGGAAATATACTCTGTTCATAATTCATCTCTCCGCAGAACTGTGTAGTTGGTGATTCCTCGCTGTATCAGTAGGTCGTCGATGGCATCGTAAAATTTTGTCAAATCGTAGCAGGCAATGTTTTGCATGCTTGAGTTATTATTGCTAAAAATAAAAACCTCACCAACTATCAAACTGATCGAAGCTGTAAGTGTTGACAAAAAATAAGGGACATTGAATGCGCTAGTTAAAATTATTGAGTAATAATTTGAGGTAGATATGCTTGATCTAAGTTCTATACTGACTACGTTTTGATCTCCAGACAGTGTAATGGCGTAAATGTAGAGTTTGCCTGACGGTATTGCTGCTGTGTTTATGGCTGTTATTGTTCTTGTTGCTATATCCGCTACTATGCTGTAGTCCCCCTTCAAAGTTGTGATTACCCCATTTTTAAGGTAATATTGATAATTTCCGTTCAGGTACTTGCTGGCAGTTGGGTCCGTAGTCCAGGCCGGAATGCTATACCACTCCCCACTTGCTGCCACCAATGCTCCAGTGTTGGTATTTACCGTAGCCATGGCCACATTACCGCTTTTCCAGAGCAAAATATACAGACGTTCCGCTGACGAATCGTAATATCCGGTCCCTAAAAATTTTGTCGCGTCTGCCTTTGCCGTGGCTATAGGCAGCGTCCATATGGCCGCACCAACCTCGGTGTATTTAACAATGGATGTATCGGAAAACGTCATTGCTTTTCCGTAAGTCACCATGTCCGGAACACTGTTCCCCCGCTTCATGAATGGCGAGGTTGCCCTACCGAGATCAAGGTACGGCGGGGATTTGCTTGCTTGCTGAAATTGCCTGCCCATTACACACCTCCCTCAGTGCCAGCCAACGTATAATCAATGTCTACGTCAGACAAAACCTTAATGGTACACCCTGGCCCGAACATTTTTTTCGTCCGCTCCAATGGTGTGCCGTAAGGAATTGCAACACCGTGTTCGAGATACGATGTGGTGGCGCCATTGACCACATAGAGATTTACCGTTGCCGTACCTACGACCCTTTTACAAAGATCAATATCAAAGCAAGCCTTGCTCGCCGCCCCGACAGTCCTGAGAGTTGTTGCCACTCCCGCCGCAGCCGTGCCATTTTCGAATATAAAAGACATTTATGCCCCCATTAAAAACAAGTTTTCGAATGATAAAAAATCTACGGTGACAGGTGTGATCGCGTGCCAGTTTCCTGTTATTGAGCCTACAGGGTCATCACCGGTTACGCCTACACCCAGGCATACATATGTGTTGCCATCTGATCCGATCCTTGCATCAGGGTAATTGCACGTTGACCCTGGCACGTAAGGTGTTGCTCCCGAGATTGCTATCGCTGCATTTTTTGCTGAGATCGCCTCCGTCTCTGATGCTGCTGCTGAAACCGCATCAGCGTTAATCTCCCCGACCACAACATTTATTTCTGTGACCATTACAGGCAATTCAGACAGGAGCGTGTCTGTTCGCGTCCTGAAAGTGTTCGGCTCCTCCCTTGACGGGGGGGTTGAAAGCGGCGTGATTGTCGTCGTCATATTTTTCCTTTAAATGAGGCCATCTAGTTCGAGAGAGCAAATAGAAAGTTGCGGGTATTGCACTATCACCCTGAAATCTTTGAATTTGCCGTATATCATCGCCAGCGAGCGTATCTTTTCGCCATCGTCAGGTATCCATAAAACAGGAGCAGGCCTAACATCCGTGAACAAGTCAAATATGTATTCAAGCCTGTAGTTATCGATCTGAATGCTGAATGTCCCGCGTTTTGCCCATGGACGGTCAAGGTATGAATAATTTCCCCACTCGTCTTCTTGCTTGACCGAGAAGTCAGTTATTCCAATCTCTGCCCCGTAAGCAACGTGCCCTATGAATGTTGAGTTCCCAACCAGCACCTCCCCACACTTTGCCGTCCCGGTTAAATTTGAGATGGTTATCGCAGTTGTGGAATCAGCCAGAAGCGGAATACCTATCGATCTGTTGCGAGTGAAAATAAATGGCTCGAAAAAATAGGTCCATCCGTCGGTGATGTTTTTGTCCGAGATGAGCGAAAAAGTCTCACTGTAGACCACTGTTGACGTTGCGTTGTCAGTCACCTCGATTGATAAACTGGCCGCTTCGAGTTGGAGAAAATTAACGCTCGACTGCTCGCTGGTGTCCAGTGATAATTCGATGGTGTCGGCGTTTGTGGTCTGTGATCCAACCAGGCCGTCGAGCATTCGCCACCTATTCGTGGCACCCACCTCAAGCCACCATGGCGTTGCGCCGGTAAGATTATCAGGCGGATTGTGGCCGACATTACCGGCCTGTGCCGACTCATATATTTTGTGGGTCGATACGAGTATCACCCTGGCCCCGAGCGCATAAGTGGTCCCTGCCGCATATGCCGCATAGTCTGTTTCAGCAACATTCGACGAGAGCAATATTGCATCGGTGATTGTGATCGGCCTCACCATTCTCATACTCTCACCTCAGGCTGGCCGTCATAATCCCAATTTTTCAGGACTCGCGCCGTGTCGCTGGTATTTTTTGCAATGGCGTATTGCTGGGCTTGCATTTCAGCCCGGAGCGCCCTGACCTCTTCTACCAATGCCGCTATTGTATCGCCTCTGGTGATGTTGACCATCTCGCCGGATGTGACCCGGAGATTCGGGAGAGAAAGGTTATCGGTCCCGGCCGATCCGGAAACCATGAATGACCCGCCTGTTGCAAATCCGGCAACAGGGTCGACACTCACTGACGGCTGTGGGCCAGCGACTGGATCAACCGACAACTCAGGCTCGTTTTTGGCCGCGGCAAGTAATGCCGTGAGCGCCGCGAACTGGGCCATGATATCTGTGAGCGTTGCAATGCCAGTGTCGATTGACATCAGCGCGTTATACTGGTTATTCAGTGTTTCGGTTTGCAGCTCCAAAAATTCGTTGGCTTGTTCGGACAACTCTTTGCTGGCAACATATTTGAGCGTGGCATCCTCAAGGCTCATTACGCTGTCATCAATTCCGAGAAGAGAATTAAGCTGGCTTTCGAGTGCTGCAAGGGTCTCTTCGTGCTGGCTTTCGGCAACCTCGATATCTGTTTCCCACTGAGATTTCGAGTCCTCGGCGGCCTTATCAAGGGAGGTGAGCATTATCCCGGTGGTTGCCAGGTTGCGCCGATAATCAAGCTCTGAGGCATATCGCGAGGTGTCAAAATCGGTTGCCGCGCTTAATCCGCTTAAATCGCCGGAGGTGTCGCCCGACATGTAGCGGCTCTGTAGTTCAGCCTGTGCAGATGCAAAATTGGACTCACGCAGGATTTCGTCATTACCAAGGTCGGCAAGGAGACCTGAAAATGTGCTGACGGCATCAGTTGCAGCTGACAGTCCATCATTCATGGTCTCCATCGACTCATTGAAAGCGTCAACCTCGGCTGTCGTTTCGGCCTCAAATGATTTCCTGAGCGCGTCTTCAGATTCCGCCAACGCTAACGCCGCTTCATCAGCTGCCTCCTGCAGGCTGCCGATGAATTCGTCAATGTCTTCACGGAGGCTCGACGATGAAAGATCGGTGGCAAGGTTGGCAAGCTCTATTGCCCTGGCCTGCTCGACAGTCATAATTGACGATTCTGCCGCTTCCAATTCCCTGAGCTGGTCTATTGTTTCGTCATATGATTTATTGATGTCGATTACAGCTTTTTCGTAATCAGTGAGCTGATTCGTATCAATTACATATTGTGACGGCTCAACTACCCCGGAAATTTGCTCTGCAAGCGCCTCAGCCAGATTTTGCAATTCGAGCGCTCTTGCCGCCTCAACCGTTGAAAGGTCGCTTTCAGCCGCCCCGAGTTCTTTGAGCTGGCCAATGGTATCGTCATATGTTTTATTCAGGTCGTTGACCTCAATCGCATAGTCAGACAGAGAGCTGTTGTCGATGACATTTTGCGATGACTCGACAATACCTGCAATCTGCTCAGCAAGAGCCTTAGCCAGATTTTGCAATTCAAGCTCCCGGGCAGCTTCGACAATGGACAAATCTGCTTCGGTTGCGCTCAGTTCATTGAGCGATTCAATGGCATCGTCATAGTTTTTATTTAAACTGGTGAGGCTTTTTTCGTACTCACTCATTGCATCAGTGTTGAGCAAGTTCAGCGACGATTCGGTAATTCCGTCTATCTCTTCACGGTTGGCGTCGTAAAGATCTTGGATGGCAATGGCGCGGGCCGCTTCGACCGTGGCAAGATCCTCTTCGGATGCCAGTAAATCAGCGAGTTGCTCGGCGGCATCGTCGTAAGAGGAGTTGAGTTCGCGCAATGATTTGTCGAGATCCTTCATCCCGGAGGTGTCAATCATCTCCTGGCTTGGCTGAGTGATGCTGTCGATTTCTTCCCGGTTTGCGTCTATCAGCTCTTGTATCGCCAATTCCTCTGCTTGGCGGATGACGGCAAGATCCTCTTCAGCCCCGGCCACATATTTAAGCTGGTTTATTGCTTCAACAAAACTTTCCTTGGTCTCGGTGAGATTGCGGATGTAATCAGACACTCCGTCCCACCTGATAGCCTCTGCCGCTTGCTCTACTGCGGAGAGTGCATCCTCAATTCCAGACGTGGAAATATATGCTGCCTGAACTGAGGTGATTGCATCGATTGCCGGTTGTGTGGCTATCGCTCCACCGGAAGCAAAGTCTTTGTTGATCCTTCCGAGTAGTGCCGCATGCTTTTTGGCTGATCTCGGGTTGACAACAAATTCACCTCCCATGCCGTAATGATCAGTATTTCCTATCGATCCCAAATAAACATCGTCAGCCGTGCCAGACCCCTGGTGTATCCACCCGCCTCCTGGATTGCTACCAAGCCAACCGCCAGAAGCATGACCTTGCGAATCTGTTGTTCCGGGAGTGTAGCCAGTATCGCCGCCAAGGTCCGCGCTTACAGAAATGTTTGATGCTGCATCGGATATATCGGACGCGGCACCGGCTGCGGCACCGGCTAAATCATAAACACCGTCCTGTATTTGGGTGAATGCCGCAATCAGGTCAGCCGTGGTCTCTGGCACCCCCATCATCTCTGCAACGTAGGCGGCAGTGGATGACACCGCGTCAGCAGTAGCCGGGTTAATCTCCATCATTTGGTCAAGCATTGCCGAAAACTCGCCGCTTGATGCTTGCCACTTTGAAGACGATTCCTGCAGTGAGCTGTCGAGCGAAGCTGTCAATGTGTTAACTGCCGCTGTTGTCTTCTCTGATACCGAAATAGCTCCATCTGCCGCCGCTTCCGAGGAGTCTACCAAAGATCCCATGCCTTTTTCTGCGTCAGTAAATGCAGCGGCAAGTTCGTCTGCCGCCCCAGGCATATCGGCCATGCTTGCCACGTAATCAGCAGTAGACGCTATTGCCTCATCGGTAGTCGGGGAAAGTTTTTGCATCTCCCCCATCATGGTGGCGAATTTATCGCTCGTATCAGTCCACACGCCCGATTCTTGGTCGAGCGTATACATCATGTTTTCTGAGCCGTCAGCTGTCTGCTCGGAAACAACGGCTATTGTCTCTCCCGCTGCTTTGTAGCTATCCAGTAAGTCAACGGTGCTCTGAGAGGCGAGATTCGCCCCCTCCTCGGTCAGCGAGAATGCGGTGTACAGTTCGTCGGCGACTGACGGGAGTCCGTTCAACGATGCAACATATTCAGCGTTCGCCTTGGCTGCCTCGGCCGATGCGGGTTTCATGTCGGCCATTTGCGAAATCATGCCATCCCAGGCATGCTGGTCTTCGACTGTCCCCTTGTACCAAGTCTCTGAAGCTTTATCCCAGGTGTATAAACCAAACTCGGTCCCCTCTACAAATCCCCCCGGACCCGACAATGCGTCAGTCGCCACCATGATTCCGTTTGCTGCGTCGAGCGATGCGGCACCGAACAGGCTTATGTCCATGCCTAGCTTTTTGGCTTCGTCCACCTGATCGCTTGACAAGCCGGTCATTGTGTCAGTAAGCCCGACTGATCCAAGATTGGTAGGATCTTCGTGCCCGAAACTGTTTCTCGTTGGGGATTGGCCGGACAACTGATATAGGCCAATGCCAGCAACCAGGGCCATAAGTACACCGCCGACCGCGCCAGCTGTCATACCTGCGCCGGTTCCGGCTGCTGCTTCTCCAGCACTGGCACCTGCTGTTGCTCCGGCCACATCTCCTGCCGCTGCTCCCGCTGTTGCTCCGGCCGTGGTTCCGGCTGTAGTGCCCGCCGTGGTTCCCGCTGCTGTGGCCGCTGACTGCGACAAAACATAGGCGTCGAGAATTGCCGGGGTGGCTGTGCCAGCTGCGATACTCGTACTTGTTGACCCAGCCGCTATTGCCGCTGCCGCTCCTGTCCCGGCAAAATATGTGACGACCGCATCGGCCATTGGCGTGACTACATTATCGACAACAGCATCAGCGATAGCGTCTTTGGCGTAGCTAGTCGCAAGAGATCCGGCTAACCCGGCGGCGGTGTTCCCGGCAGAGCTGTCAGAATTACCTTTACCGCTACCGCTACTCAGAGAGGAGAACCAATTGCCGTCGCCAGTATCGGTTAGCCATTGAGTAAATTCTGTCGCCGCCCAGGCAACCACCATATCGGCGAGCACCTTGAGAAATTTCTCAAGCATGGAGTCCCACAACTTATCCCATGTATCTCCAATGTCCTTGAAATCCCCTTTCATGACGTCGAAAAAGGAGTCGCTAAATGCCTCCTGCATGTCGGTAGCAAGGTCTTTTGCCAGGTCATACATTTGCTCGCTGGATTTTTTCTGCTCCTCAACGACATCATGCCAACCCTTCACGAAAGCGTCGAGCGGATCTTTCATCTTCTCCAGTTCTTCCCGCTGCCGCCTAAGTAGCTCAATTTGCTCTGGTAGCTTTCCAGACACTTCGGCCCGCTGAATCTCGATATCGAGCAACTCTATCTGGATATCGAGCGATTTGTAATACTCGCCGTCCATGTCTGCCAAGGCAAGCAGCGCTTCGTTTTTCGATGCAAGCAGATCCTGCTCGGCCTTTTTAATTTCGTTGGCAGATTGCAGCCGCTGGGCATCGAGTATTTTCTGAGCTTCGGCGCTTCCGGCATCTGCTGCGGCCATCAAGCGCTTTCGTTCGATACTCTCGTTGTCAAGTTCAGCCTGAAGTGTCGCTGCCTCTACTGTTTTGCCCTGGTTTTGGAGTAGCTGTATTTCAACTTCTTTGTAGGCCCTGGCTGTTTCCTGGGCGGCGAGCGTGGCTTCGGTAGCGCCTTCCTTCTCGGCAAGCGTGAGTTTGGTGCGGGCTTCGAGGACGGCGAGTTCGGCTTCCTCAATTTTCTTTAGCGCATCGGCTTGGGCTTTGGCGTCTTTCTCGGTTGAGGAATTTCCGTCTTTGTCGGTGATTGGCTTGAGATCATCCAGTGCGCTTTGAGCGTTGGCAAGCTCCTGTTCCCTGGCCGCGAGTTCGGCTTTAAGTGATTCTTGGGCGAGTTTGTTTTTTTGGTCAAGATATGCTGAATATGATTTAAGCCCAAGGTCGTAAGCCGATTGGTTTTCCTGTGCAACAAGCTCGTTGCTGGATATGATGATAGCGGCTTTTCTTTCCTCTGCGGCTTTCAGATAATCGACTTCGGCATTGAGCGCCGCATTATAGGCGCTGGAGGTGCTTTTAGTTGAACTGCTACTGCTTGCTGGCGGTGCTATCGCCGGTGCTATCGGAGACGATCCCCCGCTCATCATGGAGAGTTCGCGAGAAAGCTCGTTCTGTGCGTCTTTTGCGGAAAGAAGCGCGGATGTAATGTCATCTACCTTCTGTTTGGCCTTATCAAAAGCCTCGGTATTGTTTACCTCAACTTCGTATCCGAATATATTTTCAGTATTTTTCGATGCATCTTCGAGTTCTTTTTTCGCCTGTTGCAAGTCTGATGTTATTTTTTCAACTTCTGATTTTCCGTAATCGCTGATGTAGTCCTTGGCTATTTTAAATGCATCCGCAGCAAGTCCCAGAGTGCGCCCGTAAACTGTCGCGTTCTGGATCATCATCGCCCAACCCACTTCACTACCGTCGAAAAATGTTTTTGCCGATGAATAACCATCTCTGAACATTTTTATCAGTCCGGTCGCTAAAGGAGTGAGCTTGCCTTCGGAGTCCATCAGGGATTGATTGAATTCCTTGGCTATACCAATCAGATCTTTAAATACCGGCTCGAACATCCCACGAAGAATGCGGGTGTGGATAGTCTCCATGGTGGAGCCTACCGTTGCCCATTGCTCTCCGAGAAGCTGTGTTGTGGCGCTGAAGCCCTCCAAGAGTTTTCCTAGGTTTTCAATGACTGTGCCTTCTTTCCGCCACGTCTCAAGCTGTTTTTCGATATCAGGGATCTGAGCCTTTAAGAGCATCCCGAGCTTATCTTGAGACCGAATCTCGCCATCCATCAAGCCCCGAATTTCCTGGCGCATTTGAATGTCCTGATTCTGCCCTTCGGTCATGATAGCCAGAGCGTTGGCAATGGCTGTGAATCCTTCAACCTGCTTCTTATTGTTGATGTCGAGCAAAACGCCGTTGGCTATAAACGTCTCGCTCATGATCTGTAAATGTTGACTATTCGCGATAGTCTGAGAATCGATCATCTCAAGAGACAAAGACAACTCTCTGGCGTATTTATTGGCCTCTATGTATGCCCCGGCGATGTCGCCTGATTTGGCCTGCTGTGAAAATGTGGTGATGAGCGCCGTAGATTTGGCGACAGTCATGCCAAAATCCTCGACGGCTTTCAGTCCTGCAACAAATTCCTGAGATACTGCGGATGTGACTTTTTGGAACGCCACCATTCCGGCGATTGCTGGAGTGATATACCCAAGCAGACCGGAGAAGGCCGAACCTGCTTTTGTGGTAGATCCGGCAACGTTTGATATCTGCGCTTGAGAAAGCCCAAACTGTTTACCAAGCGCCTGAATCTCTTTACTCGTAAGCCCTGCGGCCGTAGCGATGCTCTTCAGTGCTTTTTCTTGAGCATTTGCCGCCTTGGTTTGGAGTAATTTGCTCTGAAGTTTTGCAAATTCATTCGCGGTCGTCCCGGTGACGATCTGGAATTTTCCCAGATCGACGCCAAGCGCGGAGAAATCTTTTCCTACGTTTTTGGACGCCTGGGAAAGAGTGCTGAGATTATTGACGAGTCCGGTTATGCCTTTCTTAGCCTGATCGCCGGAGAGTGCGCCGTTCAGCGCATTGGTCATGGAGTTGGCAGATTCAGTGATAATCTGTTTCGCCTGCCCCATGTCGCTCCTTAGCTGAGCGATGTCGGCGTTGATCGGGACGTATATTCCTGGGATTTGAGCCATTATTTCTTTACCCTGAAAAGTTCGATAGCTTTTCTGATTCCTTTTTCAGCGGCTGGCCTCATAAACGGCTTGGCCGGCACTCGCCTCCCTGTTGGGTGTCCCCATGCAATCAGCACATGGCCAAACTCGACATTAGCGGCGTGATACCCTTTTGACTTCCCTCGCCCGCTTGCTTCGACGATGTAGCCACCGTTTTCGAATTTCGACTTTCTCTTTTTGATCGACGCGCGAAGGTTTCCAGTTTTGTCGTGGAATGCTGAGGTGGTTTTTGCCTCCAGCTCCACGGTTGACGCGACCTCATCAAGATTTTGCTCTATTGCCTGAACGATCTCTTCAAACTGAGCATCTAGGCCATCCGGATTGTATTGCACACCGACTTTGATCATTTGTTCCGCATCTCCGTTAGCGCCGCCCGCTCCATGATTTTGATGCAATCGAAAACGTCTTCCCGGTCTGCCAATTTCACGCGCCTGATGCTCATCACTGCCGGAAGAGCCGTGTAATCAAGTCCTGTCGGCCAGTTCATGCCCACCCGCCATTGTGTGAGTAGGTCACAGAAGATCGATACTGAAAGAAAATTGTCTGGGTAAATCCCATCTTCTGCCCCGATGAAGGCTTCGGACTCCTGAATCAAATCAAGTGGGAGTCCGAGCCTTCCTGATGCTTCCTCGGCTTTGCCGTCGCCGCCGACCAACCTGACGGCGACGGCTTTTAGTTTTTTATCCTGCTGCCGAAGAGTAATTTCGAATATTGCCCGAAAATCTCGACGTATGCAGCCGGGTAGCTTCCAAGAAAAGCCTCGACTGTTTCCTTGTCGTACTCGGCATCCACGCCGGGCCAGGCCGCCACGAAATCCATGAAAGCCTCGACAAAAGTCTTGGCCTCACGGATCACAATGCCGTTTTCGTCGCGTTGCTCGCTAAGCCCATCGAGCCATTCCCGGAAAGTTTTCTGGTCACGGTATTTGAACACCATCTTGACCTTTTCCGGCTTCTCGATTCCGGGAATGGTGACATCCACGTCAGCTGAGAACGTCGGGTTGAGATTGAGTTTTAATTTCGCCATTTATGTCACCGCTTAACTGGCATAATAGGTCGGGAGGCCGTTGCTCGTAATAACCGCTTTGGTCGTTACTAAGCCTTGCGCCTGACCGCCTGGCAACCCGGCAAAGCCGACATAACCGGCGAAATACAGAATTTTCCCGCCAGAGCCGAATTGGAATTTAAAGCCGCGCCGTGCCTGAATATCAGAGGCCGCTTTCATGGCAATCTGACCGGCATCGGTACTATCCCAAATGTGGTCCATCTGGTAAGAGATAGCGCTCGGAAGTCCTGGAATTTGCTTTTTAAAATTGTCGTGGATGGTGGTTGTGTCGATAAAATCGAACTCACCACCTGACGCATTGATGGTTGTTGCAGAGGCAATTGTGGTGCCGAAGGTCAGTTCCTCGGCGGTTCCTGATACGAAGGTTTCGTAAGAGGTCGTATTAATGCCCTCTAATTCAAAAGTGTCGGCTACCACATTCGCAACCCTGACAACTTTCTCGTTGAGTTGATACATGCCCTCGACGGAGAGATAAACAAGGTCTCCGTTGGCAAATCCATGAGCAACAGAAGTTGCAACTCCTGGGCTTGCTTTGGTAATTCCGGTGATGGTTTTTGCAGCGCCGATTGCGGACTGCATACTGACTGAAACATTTTTCCAAACGATTGGTGTTGCCATTGTGACTCCTTTCTGTCATCACGACAGTAAGTTTCCGACCCTGCCTCACGGCGGTTCTTTTGTTGTGTCTTACCGGCCTGTTACGGCCAGATATAAAACTCAAGTAATACTCGGTATTCCTTGCTTGCCTCCTCGTAGAGGTCCATGTTCGTGATTAAAGATGTCCCGGCAAATGATGCCGTGTCGATTGCCGTTTTTACTGATTGCGCGAGTGTTTTTGCCGATGAATACGTTGTCCCGAAAACATCCACCTGCACTCTCATTTTCTCCTGTTTCGCGCTGTTCGCTGATACCAGCATCGGTGCCGCGTCGATCACTTGAAACGTGATGTACGGAGAAACGATTGTCGGCGTGGTGTTGATGAGCGGGTAACACCGTCCAGCACAGAGATTGCCGAGAAGCGTTTGGAGTTGGGCTTCGATTGTCGGCATTTACCCCCTCTCCCTTCGCTCCATGCGGCCAGTCTCAACTCCATTGATAAACGCCTGCGCTTCACTGCACTCTTGGGCTAAATCAAGAACAATTTCACATAAAGCCTGAATCGCTTCTTTCAGGTTTTGCGGGCTTGGGTCAATCCTGCCAACTTGGCTTACAAGCCTTTTTGCTCTTTCCATGTCAGCCATTTACCCCTCACTCAATCCAGTTTTAGCCATAATATCGTATTCAACATTTCGCTCGCCGATGTTTATCAGCCCCGTAATGTCGTAATTCTTACCGTTGTAGACGATCCGCATGGACTCGCTTAATCCGGCAATCCAGCGGATATTGAATCTCACTGTTGTTTCACTTTTTGCCGCCTGTGCTGCAAATAACTCACGGCCTTTCAGCGGCCATACTGCGGCCCACACTTTCGTAAAATCCGCCCATGTTTCGACCTGCCCGCCATAATCGTCGGTGGACATGGTTTTGGTCTGGATGGTTATGATTTTATTTCGCTGTCCGGCGTTCAAAATCTCACCTCGCGCATCCGGTATTCAGATAAGAGCGCCTCGACCCCGAGGGGCAACAAACCTACTTCAATTTTATTGCCGCCGATGGTCGCTTCACGGTTCGCGTAGAGATGCCCGACAAGCAAGAGCATTGCCCCCTTGATTTTCGCCGGGACACTCGCCGCTGTGTCGCCAAACCCACACACGAACCGGATTACAACCTCGCTCTCCGGGTAAATTTCCGGCCATTCAACGCCGTAGTTTTTCTGGATGCTGTTGCTGTGTGGCCTGGCTGTGAAATCAGTGAATGCCGCCGCGTCGCCGTCCGTGTCCGTGTAGGATATCGATGTGACGGATTTGAGCGGGGGATACGGCAACCTGATAAAAGACTCAGCTGGGAACCCTGGATAGTAGGCGTCCCAAGTTTGGGTAATCAACGCGTGTAACCCGTGTTCTTCGGCAAACTCCCGCGCCATCGTAATCATGCGCGTGACGTCGGTATCCTCGGTGGTATAAAGCGCGGCACTGGCAGCATCGACAGAGATTTTACAATGCACCTTTGCCTCTGCCAGCGTGATTGGCTCTATTGCCGGGGCCGTATGCCGAAGAAGATTCGGATGCATTTTACTCAGCCTCAATCACATAGGTGAGGTTCACGTCGATATGCGTGGCAGTAGCAAGGTTGCTTCCTGCCGCCTGCTTAGACACATAGACCCCGGTATTTGCATCGTTAGCGATAAAAGAAGCGCCATCAGCAAGCACTGTCATGTTTGCGGTATCCGGTTTCACGACTGCCGACCGAGTAAGTGCGGCGACAGCTGCAACAAAAGGCCTTGCCGCGCTTCCCCCTTGAGTTGTCACGATATCAACAGAGGTGGCTGTTGCCGCATTGCCGCCAATTGCAATCATGGTCAGATCGGTGATACGGTATTTGTATCCAGCAAGTTGGGGAAGGAGCAAAAGACCGGCGTTTACTTCGGCGGTTGTGGCTCTGACCCGCAGGTTGAGCACCAGGCCTGTTACGATTGAGCCTGACTGTGCGTCAAGCTTGCCGCCTGAGGAGATAACCTGTTTGCCGCCGCCCTGCTCCATGTAAACTTTCGTGTTATAGTAGCCCATTATTTCTTGCTCCTCGCCTTAGCCTTCACAGGATTGGCGTCTGTCGTTTCCATTGGTTCAATCATGGCCGTCTCTGCGCCGACAGGATCGCGACTAACAAGATCAGCGTAACCGCCATTGACAAGAGAAATCCCTGTGACATTATCGACAGCAATCTCTTGTCCTGGCATGGCCGAACCGTCAGGCCCGGCCATGATTGATTTCATTCTGACTATCATGGCCTATGCAGCGGCAGGACTGGCAGCAAAAGAAGCGGCGAGCAACTGAGAGGTTGCTTCCGGCTTGACTTTGCCGTTGTACCTAATTGCCGTAACACCGAGAATCAGTGTGTTTGCCGTCCCGAGCGTGATCATTGCCTCGAGATATCGATAGGTAGTTGGGTCAGGCTGATAGATATCAACCACGATAGCGGATTCAGTAAGCGCCGCAGTGGTTGCCGTGACGGTGTGAGTTGCGCCGCCAGCCAGTTTTGTTCCGCCAGTTGCATTGGTCGAATTACCATTAACATCACAGGCAATCGTCCCGGTTGCAAGGAGGGTTCCAAAAGAGAAAATGAGCATACAGCCCTCGTAACCGGCCATGTCGATAATGCTCGATTTTCTGGTGGTCTGTGCAGCGGCAAAATAGCCAAGCACCTGGTCGACCCGTACATTTTTTGACAAATTCATAATGATCCTTTTGAGAGCGCCCCGGAGGGCGCACAGAGATTTTCGGTAAATTACTTGGCTTTGATGCGGGTGAATGCCTCGGACAAGACCGGCATCCCATCAAACTCGGTGTCAAACAAGAAACCGACCTGACGAGTTGCTGCGAAAAGCTCATTCAGCCGCTTGATTCGCAGAGAGAGAGATTGAACGGTCCAGTACCAGGAAAAATCACCAAACATACCAACATACAGGCCGGTGGTGAAGGTGTTCGGCACATACTCGCTCATATAGAGCTTTGAGCCTTTCAGCTGGTCCATCTCTCCGATTTTATCGGTCATCTCGAACAGGTAACGGCCTTCGCCATCTTTGACCTTGGCGAGTTTGGCGACAGCAGTACGATTGAACAGCCAAGCGGCATTTCGCATGTACTGGGCTTTTTGGTTGTATTTGATGTTCACGATGTCATCGCCGGTAAACTCGGTGGTGTTCTCCATCGTAACGTCGCGGTCAGTACCGATACCCTTGGATGAGGCCACAAACAGGCCAAGAGGTTCCTGGTTACCGGTGCCAAGCAAATACTTGTTCTCTTTCAGGATGCTGTATTTGTATGCGGCCCGGTCCATAACAAGGGCCTCTGGATTCATACCGTCAGCGCGGAGCATGGCGTCAGAAATCTTAATCAGTTTACTTGAAGGATGGGGCTTGAACTCACGCTTGCCAAATGAAAGTGAAGTATCTTCCGGGGCGGTTTTGATCTCGGTGATCATTGCGAAATCTGCAATGTCAGTTTCGAGAGTCGGATAGCCAAGGCCATTGACATTGCTTGTGGTGTGGTTGGTTGCGAGTTGCTCCAGGAAAGTGAGGTTCTTTACAGCGGCAATCAGCTGGGGAACAAACTCCTGGGGAGCGTTCAAGAAGCCGCCGCCAGTATCGCTACCGGTTACGAGAGCGCGGTGTTCCTCGATGGACAAGTTGCCGGTACGGAGCAGGTTGCGAAATGCAGTCGTCCGTAATTCAACTTCAGGCGTGGATGGAGCTTCACGGTTCTCTTTCTCGATTGTGATTGCCGCGTTGGCCCGCTCCTCTTCCTGGAGTGCGGTTTCACGCTCAATCTTGGAGCGGAGATCGACAGCATCTTTCATTAATGCGTCATACTGCCCTGTTTCCTCTGCGGACATTTCCCGCTTTTCGGCTTCGGACTTGTCTACCAATGCCCGCGCCTCGGTAACGGAGCGGTTCCGTTTTTCTAACATTTCTCTGAGTTTTGCACTCATGTTGTGCTCCTTTCTGTCATCACGACAGTAAGTTTCCGACCCTGCCTCACGGCGGTTCTTTTGTTTTTGAGCCTGTGGGCTCCCTTACAATGCGGCCTCCAGTTCAAAACGAAGCCGCCGCAAATAACTGCTATTGACTTTTGGAATTTCTTTTTCTTTCACAGCGCCAAGTGATCGCATGGCACAGGATGTGTCAGGGTATGCCGGATAAGTGACATATGACACGTCGAAAAGCCGCTTGATCTTGGTGATCGTTCGCTCCCAGATGCCATCTTCCGCCCGTCTCCACGAGTCGCCGCCTTCCGGGATGGAAAAAGCAAAACTCATCTGGTCGATATCTCCGCGCTTCATGGATATCTGGAGGTCACGGCTATAAGAAGTATCAGGAGGATCGTTTTCAATTGCCAGCCCGCCGTCATCCTCGGATATCCTGAGAGTTCCTGATTTTGTCCTGCCCATTACCGTATTCGGGTCATGGTTTATCAGGGCGCGGACGTCATCGCCCACACATTCGGAAAAAGCGCCAGGAGTGATCATTTCACGGAACCCGCCAAGGTCAGCACTCCATGCATTCACTACCGCAGCATGGCCGCGCATGACAGGCGACTCTTCCCCTTCCATCCTGATATTGATTGGCGCTAATCTGCGCTCAAGGCCCGGGATAATCGGCTTGTCCATCAATTCACCTCTTTCTTGGCTATCGGCTTACTTCCCGCCATTTTTGCCGGGATCATGCCTGACTGCAAATAATACTGTTTTCCTTCTTCGGTGCCGGTTGGGTTCTCTCCCTCGTAAAGCCGAACTTCATCAGGATTCATGGATGCCATATCAAACCGGTTTTTTAGATAACTTGCTCTTGCCGCAGCATCGCCGCGCAGCATGGAATCCATATCGATATCAACACACACCCGGCCAATTTCTGAAGGGTAGAGCAAACATCGATCAAGCGCCCCCTCCCACCTCGACACGATCGGTTGCATCGTGTGGACCTTGAACGACATGAAAAACTGTTCGGCGCTCGCGTAGGTTGGCGCTTTGTCTCCATGGCCGATAAGAATCAGAGGGACATTGAAAATCCTGGCTATGTCTTCGATTTGGAATTTTCTGGTTTCAAGAAATTGCGATTCCTCCGAGGTCATGCCGATTTTGGCAATGTCCATCCCCTCTTCGAGGATGATTGTCTTGTGGGCGTTTCTTGAGCCGACGAAAGATCCATTCCCTTCCAGATCGCTTTTCAGGATTGCATGAGCAATTGGAGAAAGTTTGTTTGGGTGTTTGAATACCTTGCCAATCTGGGCGCCGTTGGTGAAAAGCCGCGCTCCATGCTCTTCTGTGGCGAGCGCCAAACCTACAGCCTCGTAAGCCGCCCATTTTATCGGACCTATCCCGACAATCCCGTTTATCGAGTACCCTCGGAGGTGCAACACCTCGTCGGCGCTAAGGGTCTCGGTACCACCATTTTGAGGGAAATGGTGGTACCATAGGGTTGACCCAGCGGGAGGACATGGAGAGTTGTCGTACAGGTAATAACTGTTGTTCTCTGGAGTGATCACAAACGGGAAAACATAATCAGGATGCATCGGCACAAGCTCATTTTCCATCCGGCCTGGATTGAAAATGATTTTCGCATAAGCGTTTCCGCGAAGAAGGCTGTGGCCTTCCATCATTTCGAAGAAGTCAAATGCTGACTGCCACCGGTTCGGCCTGCTACTGACTAGACGGTGCACTCGATGATTCGGAAGAATTGTGTACCCACCATCGCCGCGCTCTTCCTTGACCCGCTTCGGTAGCATTGCAAGAGTCTGAGAAAGGATTGTGACACAGGCATAAACCGCAGATGTTCTAAGCGCTGTTTCGGGAGTAACGTGTTGGCCGGAGGCGTTTGTTCGTCCGCCGAGAAATTCGGTAAGCGCAGGATCGCCAGATTTAAGCGATACCGTTGACCGTTGCTCGATGGCGGACGAGATGAAGCCCATTATTCCGGCCTCACTCGTTTGACGATTACGGCGAGAACATCAATCGTGACGCCGTAGGCAAAAAGAAGGAATCCAGCGACAGAATAGCCGACGAAAGGCTCAAACAGAAAAAGGCCATAACCCAATAGGGCTAGGCCGATAATGGCGAAGATTTCAGAAAAGTGCTTAGAAATGAAAGATAAATCAGGAAGATACTTCACATATTGCCCCGTAAAATAGGTTGTTTTTGGAGTCGATTTATCCCAATTTCACCTATTATACGGTTACGATTTAGTAATTGCAATATGTTTTTTGTAATTTGTGTTTCTATTTTGTGATTCGAATTACACAGCCAGCACCCCCCGGCTTTCATAGATGCTCGTTTCGTCTTCCGGCTCCTCAGTCCGTGAAGCAATACCGACAGCCATCGCCAGCGCAACAAGCCCATCAATCCTGCCGGTTGACTTTTTCTTCTCGAACTTCCTGGCCTTTGTGGGATCTTCAATAATCAGCGCATTACTCGCGCACATCACCATGACCGGATTCATACCATGGACAATTCGAGCATTGAGTAATTCAGCCTCAAGCGCCTCGATGGAAGGACTCATGTCTTTGAAGCCCTGGCCGTGCATTACGAGTGGCAACCTGTCGCTCTCGGGTATTTCCTCCTCAAGTTTAGCCAGCACCTTTTTCAGATCCTCAATCCGCCACCGGTCAAAAGCGATGCCCTTAACATCCAGGCCAGCCGTGATATCGATAATCTCCTGCCCGACATAATCGTAATCGACCGTGGCTCCAGGTGTCGTCCGGATTAATCCGGCAGCGTGCCACTGGTCGTATGGCGCACGGTCTTTTTTGGATCGATCAACCAGGCCGACAGCAGGAGTCCAGAAGTAAAACCATGATTGCCAGATACCTGCTTGTTTCTGGATCAGCACAAAACAGGTGAGGTCAGTTCGCTGCGAAAGGTCAAGCCCGCCCCATACCGGCAAGCTCGGGTTAATCTCCGCAACCTCGCCGCCGCAGGATAGCCATACCGATTTTGAGACGAATGGGGATGTGACCTCAACCCGCTGATTGAGGTAAAGATTCCGGAAGGTGTTCTCAAAGCTCGGCATACGGGCTGCCTTAATCGCCAGTTCGCGAAATTCTTTTTCTGACCGGAATTTTCCCAGAGCAGGATTTGCAAAGAGCCATTGATTCTCATCCATAATATCACAATCATCATCGGCCGCATAAATATGAGCGACGATGTGCGGATCCCTGCTTGTCCTAGCGTCGTCAAGAATAATGGAAAACAGGTCTGCGTCATTCGGAGCTTGGGTGCTGATACCGATCCGTAGCGCATTATCATAAGCTCCCTGGCTCGTAATGATCGCATCGACATAATCATCCTGATTGCCCCTGACCTGCCCGAGTTCGTCAAGAATCGCGAGAATAGGTGATCCGCCGTGGGCGGTTTTCGCTTCCGCAGATGAGGCAGCGTATTCAACATTAAACGGCAAGCCGACAAGTCTTTTCCCGGAAGGAACGATCCTGACATATTTAGATAGTTCAGGCGACGACATCACCATCTTTGAGGCGTATTTGTAGACCTGGCTCGCCTGTTCCCTGGAGCGAGCGCCAGACATGATCTCTGAGTTCTTGAACGCCTCTGGGCCGATAAGATGCACAAGGACAATCATTGCAATCGTCGCTGTTTTCGCGTTCTTCCTGGCCTCTGAAAGATATGCTTCTGAAGTGCCGGCGGGATTGTCGTAGACCGAATAAAAGAAAGCCTCCTGGAAGATATCCAGCACAATCGGCTTGCCTTGATACTTACCTTCCGGAGCAACACAATAGCGCTCCACAAACTTCATATTGCGCTCTGCCCTGGTGAGCTTCTTTAATTTGCGCCAGTTGCGGACCTTGGGGATGGGTCCGCAGATTATGGCGCGGAGGACGTGATCAGGGAGTTTTGTCACTCCATTATCTCAATTTTACAGGTTTTTACAAGTGCTTGATATTGCATAGCCTGGTGTCGCAATATACCGGCAAAACACTTTCCGTTTCCTAACATCACTGAACCAATCCAGGGATCAAGCAATCATCCCCGCCATCACTCAACCGATCAGCCGCAGTTTTCCGCTGCTTCTGGCTCCGCTTCTTCTGGTGCCGCGACTCGCCAACCGTGGCCTCGGCGTGGACATGAAGCATACGACATAGAGCAACTGAGCGCCGCGTGAGGGTTTCAAGCAAGGCGTGCTTCGGATTAACGACATCAGTTCCCCTTCCGTTTACCACCGTATTAC